GCTACCCTAGCCGCTGGGACGGTGAGAAGGCTAGCCATGGGCGCCAAGTCAGAGTACGTTCAGCTAGAAGCGAGCAAGGATTTACTGGACCGAGCTGGGTACAAGCCGATAGACAGGTCACAGGTACAGGTAGCTGGTGACATCAAGGTGCAGATAGATCTTGGCTAGGTAAAAGAGGAGTAGAATTGCTGACACAGGGGGTAGGGGGTTAAAAACTGGCGGTACTATGTTAGCTAGTGGTCCCTCACTCTAGTGATAGTTAAAAAAAGCTCGCCTCTGCAAATATTTTTCTGGTATAGGGTACGATTATGAAGACAGCAGCTTGGACAAGGAAAGAGGGCAAGAACCCCAAGGGTGGTTTGAATGCCAAGGGCCGTGCCTCTTACAAGAAGGGTACGTTGAAGGCTCCTGTTAAGAGCGGTGACAATCCCCGCCGTGCTTCTTTCCTTGCGAGGATGGGTGGTATGAAGGGGCCCGAGCGTGATGCCAAGGGCAAACCCACCCGTCTTCTTCTCAGCTTAAAGGCATGGGGCGCTTCGTCCAAAGCTGATGCAAAGAAGAAAGCTGCGTCCATTAGTGCCCGTAACAAAGCTAAGAAGGGATAGAGAGATGTCAGAGCAGAGCAAGATGCCTCCTGTAGTTCTCAAGATTTTAGGTCAGGTTGCAAAGGGGGTTCTCACCCCTGTTGAGGCCGCTGGTAAATTTGGAGCGCTTTTAGATGCGAAGGCTGGTACGGAAGCAAAGACGTTATTTAAGCGTGGCGCTAAAGACAGAGAGCTTCGTTACGGAAAAGGGAAGAAGAAATAATGGCATGGTATTTAACTAGCGGTGAGCTTTATACAGGCGACACCCACGAGCTTGCGGGTACAACCTACAGCGGTAAAACGCGCAACGCGTCCTCCCGGCGTTTAGTAGAAGGTGATGACCCCACCCGTACCCGCAAGACCAATGGTCGTTTAGTAGGTGATGATCCATCTACGCCAGATGTTAATGAGGCTTTTTCTAAGCCTAAGAAGAAAGCTAAGGCTAAGGCAAATGGCAGTAAACGCAGCGGGTAATTATACCAAACCGGGCATGAGGAAGACCTTGTTCAAGCGGATCAAAGCCGCGAATGTGCAGGGAACGGCGGCTGGGAAGTGGTCGGCTCGTAAGGCGCAGCTACTTGCTAAGAGATACAAGGCAGCTGGGGGTGGATACAAATGAAGGCTCCTCAAAAGTCCCTTATTAATTGGGGCAAACAGAAGTGGCGCACTAAGTCTGGCAAGAAATCTAGCGAGACGGGCGAGCGTTATCTTCCAGAGAAGGCGATTAAAGCCCTGACAAGCTCCGAGTATGCTGCAACAACCGCAGCTAAACGCAAAGGTAAGGCCAAGGGTAAGCAGTTCGTTGCTCAGCCCAAATCCATTGCCAAGAAAACAAGGAAGTATCGCAATGCCTAACGTAGCTGGTAAGAAATATCCGTACACCAAGGCTGGTATGAAAGCCGCAGCCGCCGCAACAAAGAAGCCTAAGCCAGTGAAGGTTAAGAAGAAGTGAGCTTTATCAGTACCTTAAAGCCAATGGAGCTAGAGTTGCTTCGTGGCATAGTTCGGAAGACTGAGTTTGCCTATGTTGAGGCAAAGCACGGTAAGTCTTTTGTTACAGACAAAGAGTGTGACAAGCTCATTGAGAGTATCGGCCCTGAGGTCGTGGAGCGCATGATTAAGTTTGGTGTAGACAAAGGACTAAGGTAATGGCAGATTTAATCCCCTTTGATCCCAGAAAACATAAAAAGATTAGCTTGCCCGGGGGAAGGCAAGCCACTGAGTACCTTGCCAGCGAAAGCTCACCAGAGGGAAGCGCTTGGAATATACCTCAAATATGGTTTGATTCTGAAACAGGAAAGCCTCAGTTTCTTTCTGGCGATAAGGCTTGGAATGAAGCGTTTTCCTACGAGCAAAGGACGGGAAAAAAGTTTCCTAGATTTGATTCTATTTCTAATGCAGTAGATGCCGCTAAAAAAAGAAGTAAGTCTGGCGGGGCTTCTAAGAAAAGTTTGTTAAAACCTGATGGCTGACTTCAAGTACAAGCCAGATGGCGCAGTGGTTAAGGCGTTTATGAAGGATAACACCTTCTTTCGTGGCATAAGAGGTCCAGTAGGTTCTGGTAAGTCTGTTTCCTGCTGTGTTGAGATATTCCGCCGCGCACTAGCGCAAGAGCCCAACAAGAATGGATTGCGCCGTAGCCGATGGGCGATCATTCGGAACACAAACCCACAGCTAAAGACCACAACCATTAAGACTTGGCTTGATTGGTTTCCAGAATCTGATTGGGGTAGGTTCACATGGTCAGTCCCATACACCCACAACATTAAAAAAGGCGACCTAGAGCTTGAGGTGATCTTCTTAGCTCTTGATCGACCCGAAGATGTTAAGAAACTTCTTTCCTTAGAGCTTACTGGCATCTGGATTAACGAGGCGAGGGAAGTTCCCAAGTCAATTATTGATGCTTGCACCATGAGGGTTGGGCGTTTTCCTTCTATGCGTGATGGCGGCGCTACATGGACGGGCGTAATTGCTGACACCAACGCGCCAGAGGAAGATCATTGGTGGCCGATTATGTCGGGTGAGGTTCCCATCCCAGATCATATACCGCGAGAGCAAGCGAGGATGTTGGTTAAGCCAGACAACTGGTCTTTCTATACGCAGCCACCAGCGATGATAGAGGTTCAAGATGATGAAGGCGAAGTAGCGGATTATAAATCCAGCAAAGCCGCAGAAAACGCTAAGTACATGCGAAAAGATTACTATTCTAACCTTATTCGTGGTAAGACTAAGAGCTGGATAGACGTTTATGTGATGAATAAGCTTGGCTCTATTCAAGATGGTAAGCCTATTTACCAAATGTTTGCTAGAGATATGCACGTTGCTAAGGAAGAAGTGCCGATTGCTGCGGGATTACCTGTATATGTTGGCTTAGACTTTGGACTTACCCCAGCCGCTACGATTGGTCAGAAGGTTCGAGGGCGATGGCTAGTGCAAGCCGAGCTTGTTGCGTTTGATATGGGTATTGTACGCTTTGCTGAGGTGCTTCGTGAAGAACTTTCCACACGCTTTTCAGAATGCTCAGAAGTATTTATCTACGGCGACCCTGCTGGTGACTTTCGCGCTCAAACCGACGAGACCACCCCGTTCCATATACTTCGAGGTGCTGGTTTACGAGCGTTCCCAGCCCCTTCTAACTCAGTTGACTTGCGCCTTGAATCTGTTGCGTCCCAGCTACAGAAAATGAGCGATGGTAAAGCCGCCTTCTTGATAGACCCCAGATGTCAGCAGCTAATTAAAGGCTTCGAGGGTGGCTATCAGTATAAACGCATGGAAGTTTCGGGCGAACGGTACGCCGATAAGCCAGATAAGAATATGTATTCGCACATTCACGATGCACTACAGTACATGATGCTGGGTGCTGGTGAAGGCAGGGCGCTAATGAACAGCCAAAAACCAGCGCAGCCTACTGTTGCCGGCCGCTCGTTTGATGTATTTGCAAAGAAAAGACCTCAGCGTAGGCAGGGTCTTTGGTCCAGAATATAATTGTGCGTTGATTTTATTTTGATTCTGTGAATATGCAGAGACAAAGGAAAGGAGAGTTTATATGTGCTTTAAGAGTAAAGGTAGTTCTCAAGCAGCTCAACAAGCAGCTGAACAAACAGCAGCTGAGCAGGCTAAGCAAGAGGCGGCAGCCGCAGAAGCAAAAGCAGCAGCGCAAGCGGAGGCAGAAGCGGCGCAAAAAGCAGCAATTGAAGCAGCTAAAGCGGAAGCCATAGAAATCTACAAGGCTGAGCAAGAGGCTAAACGTCAAGAGGAACTAAATAAAACTGTAACTCTTCAAGAAGAAGTAAATAAAACTGAAGGTCTTTCAGCAACTGAAGGTCTTTCAGCAGCCGCTGCAAAAGAACGAGAAGAGACCCTTGCGCTGATAAAGGCTTTGCAAGAAAATCAAAAAAGTTTAATTGCAAGTCAACAATCTTATATGAAAAAACAGACTGAAGAAGCAGAAGCGCAAAAAGAAAAAGGTCCTGCAATAAGTATGGCCGCTCAACGTCAACAGCGAATTTCAAAATTTGGTTCAATAGCAACAAGAGGTCGCGCTTCTCGTCGATCTGGTTCACGCAGTCGCCGCAGTTTGATTACAGGACTTGGTGGTGGCATAGGTTATTATGATAGGTTTGCTAGCTAATGGATAATGTAGCGCAGAAGTATATGAAGCTGTACGACTCGGCAAAAGCAAAACGTGAAAACTTTGTTCCGCTGTTCGACGAGTGTTATGAGTATGCGCTACCACAGCGCGAATCTTTTTATTACGAGGCAACTGGACAGCGGCGAGATGATCGAATCTTCGACGAAACAGCCGTAGTTGGCGTTCAAGAATTTGCGTCTAGATTGCAGTCTGGTCTCGTTCCTAACTTTGCTAGGTGGGCTGACCTTACCGCAGGGTCTGAGATACCAAAAGAACAACGCGATGCAGTTAACAATGATCTTGATGATGTAACTGATTACGTCTTTGAGGTGATACAGAACTCTAACTTCTCTCAAGAAGTGCATGAGTCCTTCATGGATTTAGCTGTAGGCACTGGTATTCTTGTTTGTGAAGAAGGCGATGCTATAAGTCCCGTTAGCTTTTCGGCTATTCCTTTGCCACATGTCGTTCTGGATACCGGGCCTGACGATAAAATTGATCATGTATTCCGTGAGCGGAAGAACATTAAGTTTGGTCAGATTATGGTTTTGTACCCCAAGGCCCAGATGCCACCTGACTTAATGAACCAAGTGCAGAACTCTCCTGAAAAAACAACAACCATCCTTGAAATTGTTTGTCGTGATTACAGTAAGTTAAACGAAGAAGCCTATGTTAGCTATGCTATCTGCATGACAACTAAGTGTGTGGTGTACTCGAAAGAGATGAAAGGAATAGGCTCAAACCCGTTTATATGCTTCCGCTGGTCTAAATGCGCTGGTGAAGTCTATGGCCGTGGCCCGTTAATTAATGCTTTGTCTGCGATCAAGACCACTAATCTTACCATTGAGTTAATTCTTGAGAATGCACAGATGTCAATCTCTGGCATTTATCAAATGGAAGATGATGGCGTAATTAATCCTGATACTATTAACCTTGTACCGGGAACGATTATACCAAAGGCGATGGGCTCTTCTGGCTTGCAGCCGATACAAGCTGCGGGAAACTTTGATGTTGCACAGTTGATACTGTCAGATATGCGACTGAACATTAAGCGCGCTTTATACAATGATATGCTTGGCAATCCAGATCGCACCCCCGCCTCTGCTACAGAGGTTGCTGAGCGAATGGCAGACCTTTCACGGCGTGTGGGCTCTGCGTTCGGTCGATTGCAAGCTGAGTTGGTACAGCCTGTACTGCAACGAGTAATCTATATCTTGAAAAAGCAGGGGCGCATTGATCTACCAACAGTGAACGGCAGAGAGGTTAAGGTTCGATCTATTTCTCCACTAGCTCAAGCTCAAGCAAACTCTGATATTACGTCTATTTCTCGCTTCATGGAGCTTGCTCAATCTGCCTTCGGGCCAGAGATGACACAGGTTCTGGTTAACTCAGAAGAAGCTGCTGCATATCTTGCGAAAAAATTTGGTGTACCAGATAACTTGATTCGTGACGAATCAGAGCGTAAAGAAATAGTTGCAATGATGCAGCAAATGTCACAACAGCAACAAGCTGGAATGGGAGCTGCACCGCAACAGTTGGAGTAGCGCTTGGAAAAAGCAAAAGTTCACATGGGCGTCGATGGTATTCAGCGCCCATTGCAGCGGGATAGAGAGATTAGTCTTAATGTCGCTGAAGTATTCGGGAAGCCATCTGGTAAGGCAGTCCTGCAATACTTGAGGTCAATTACCATTGAAATGGTTAACGGCCCAAATGTATCAACAGAAGAGTTACGACACCTAGAAGGGCAGCGTTATATCGTTGGCCTCATTGAGTCTCGTATTAATCATTCGCATAAGGTGAAAAATGATGTCTGAACAAAGCACACTTCTCGAACAATCAACAGAAACTGAAGCGCAAGACGAAGCTCAAGTTGACGCTACGGAAACAGCGGAGGCACAGCCAGAAGCAGAGGCGCAATCAGAAGAGACCCTGCTTGCAGGTAAGTACAAAAGCGCAGAAGACTTAGAGAACGCGTACAAAAGTCTTGAGTCTAAGATAGGCGAAAAGGAAGATGCTATTCGCGAACGCTTAAAAGAAGAGATGAGCGCTCCAAAAGAAGGTGTGCCAGCTACATCCGGCGAGTATGAACTGCCAGACTTTATTGATGAAGCGGAAGCGGTTGAAAGCGATGCACTCAAAAACTGGGCAGATCATTGCCTTGAGAATGGATACAACCAAGAAGAGTTTCAGAAAGGCATTGAGCTTTATATGGAGTCAATGCCCGAAGAGCCTAACTTAGAAGAAGAGGCGAAGCATCTTGGCGATAATGCAAACGCTCGGATTGAGGCTGCTTCCCTGTTTGCTAATAAGTTCTTTTCAGAAGATGCGATGCCAGCAATTGAACGCATGTGTGAAGGCGCTGATGGTATCATTGCCCTTGAGGCGATCATGTCGGCAATGAAAGAACCTTCAATGAATGTAGAGACCGGGACTGCCGACTCACTTAGCGAAGCGTCTTTAAACGAAATGATGCGAGATGAAAGATACTGGAACCCTCGCGTAAGAGATGACAACTATGTTAAGCAAGTACAGTCTGGGTTTAAGAAACTTTATGGATGATATAAAAATTATGCAGCGGGGTAAGTTTTATCTTACCCCGTTTTCGTACAGCCATGTGGATGAAATTTGTTCCAACCTTCCACCTGAAGGCCTTCGTGACCTTCAAAGTCTTGGCTATGATAATCCCAGAGAAGCGCTGTTAGAGATGATGGAAATCTCTGAGTCGTATGTTGTTAAGAGTGATGGCGGCCCAATACTATGCGTAACAGGCTTAGCCTTTGATGTTACAATAGAATTACCTCAGTTCTTTTGTGTATTCACAAATGAAATAAAGAAAAATCTACGTCTTTTGATAATAGGATCGCGCATGATAATGGGATTGTTTGATCAAACACATCCCCGTCTTTGTATGGCTATACTGTCTGATTTCCCGATTATGCTTAACTGGGCAGCGTCCCTTGGCTTTGAGCCAGTAGGTATATCTGAACGCTATAATTACAAATATATTGAGTTTGTGCGTTGCAATCCGATGGAAAAAGATGTTTCAGATAAATTATCAAGGCCCGTAATGCACTGAGAAGCCCGAAAGGATACCTTCGTTGAGGATGTTGAGCGGATACCCAAGATGCAAACCCGATAAACTTTAACAAGGACTGTTCAAATGGCTAACACAATTGACGTAGCATTTATCAAGCAGTTTGAAACCGATGTGCATCTTGCTTATCAGCGCATGGGTTCCAAGCTTCGCAACACAATTCGCACCACAAACACCTCTGCTTCTGTATCTCGCTTTCAGAAGATTGGCACAGGTGCGGCATCAACAAAATCGCGCAACGGCAACGTAACTACTATGGAGCTGGCGCACACAACTGTTGAAGCAACAATGGCTGACTTCTACGCAGCTGAGTACATCGACAAGTTGGACGAGCTGAAGATGAACATCAACGAGCGTCAAGCTGTTGCTGAGTCTGCGGCTTCTGCACTTGGTCGCAAGACTGATGAAATCATTGCTACTGCAATGGACGCTGGTGCAAACTCAACTCAGATTGCTGATACTACTGGCGCACTTGGCAAAGCTGACTTGCTAACTTTGTTTGAAACCTTTGGCACAGCCGACATCCCAGAAGATGGCAATCGCTATCTTGCTATGTCCCCAGCTGGTTTTGCTGACTTGTTTAACATTAACGAGTTCGCTTCATCTGACTATGTTGGTCCACAGCAGCTTCCGTTTGCTGGCGGCATGACAATGAAAGAGTTCTTGGGCTTCAAGATTTTCTCAACGTCTGCTGTAGCTGGTGGCAAAAACTTTGCTTACCACATGCGAGCCATCGGTCTGGGCGTTAACGCTGACGTTAAGACAGAAGTTAACTATGTTCCTGAGAAGGTCGCACACCTTGCGACATCAATGATGTCTATGGGTGCTGTTGTTATCGACGATAACGGCGTCTACGAAGTTCTCGACAACAACTAAGTTGATTGGGGGGAGGAAACTTCCCCCTTTCTTTCCGTTTGGAGGATTTACATGGCTGTCCTAAGTACCTCGGCTAACACCCCAATTGACGTATCTAGTCGCGCTCTCATCTTAGTTGGTGCAGACCCTATTACTTCTTTTGAGGATGGAACAAGCGAGGCGTTGATTGCAGCTAATATGTATGAGGACATAGCTCGTTCAGCATTAGTAAACTCCCGCTGGCGTTTCGCTACAAATCAATCAGTTCTTAACCGCCTGTCTGAAAAACCTACTGGAAGATACAAAGCTGCGTATCAGATTCCATTTGACTCCCTTATGCTTCACGCGGTTACTGTTAATGGTTTTAACATTGAGTATCAGACTTACGGTAATAAAATATTTTGTGATGCAAGTGATACCTCAGAGGTAGTCCTTGATTACACATTTAGAGCAAACGAACAGGATTGGCCCTCATACTTTGTTGTAGCTGTTCAGTTTGATCTAGCCTCTGTGTTTGCCTCCTCTCTAGCTCAAGACGCCAGCTTGGCACAGTTAATGGGTCAACAGGCCCAAGTAGCAATGATGAGAGCGCGTACACTAGACTCACAGCAACAGACAACGCGCAAGTTATCAACTTCAAGATTTATTGCTGAAAGGCGCAGTTAATGCAAAAGGTACGAGTTCCAGTAACTAACTTCTCTTATGGAGAAGTCAGCCCATCTTTGTATTCTCGTACTGACTCAGCAGTTTACACGGGATCGGCTCAGCGTATTGAAAACTTTTTCCTTCGCGCAGAGGGCGGCGTCATTAAAAGAGCTGGCCTCAGAGCGGTCTATAGAAATGACATTGTTATAGACTCAACAAAAACACAGCAATCAAGGTTGTTGCCCTTTATATTCTCAGATGATGAACGTTATGTGGTTTCTCTTGAGCACGAAAAAATAAAGTTTTTCTTTATTGATCCCACAACTGGTGTACTTGATATTGTTGCGACAATAACCCAGGACATAAACGGCAACCCTTTAAAATTCACTGACAGATTTCTGCATGAGTACACGTTTGCTCAAGCTGGTGATGTTATGTTTATTTGTCATCCTACGTTCATACCTCAACAAATTGTCCGCACAAGCCTTAGCGACTTTCAAGTGGAGCCTTTTGTTTTTGATGCTAGGTCTGACTTAACAAAAATATATCAACCTTATTACAACTTTCATCGCCAAGGTACTACACTAGAAGTTTCTGCAACGCAGGGTAATGGGGTTACTCTAACGACATCAGATCCATACTTTGCTACGAACGGAGACCATGATGGTGTCACTCTTCGTTATCATGGCGCTGAAATAGAAATAACGTCCGTACAAAGCGAAACTCAAGCTACAGGTAATATATTTGATACCTTAACCGTGAGATTGGGAATAAATGCTTTGACTACAACAGAGGGTCAAGCTGACATTGAGGTAACTCTGGTCAAGCATGGCCTATCTATCAATGATTCGATTACAGTTTCACATGCGGGTACAGTTGGTGGCATTGCTAGCAATCAAATTAATGGCAATAGAACTGTTGCTGAAATTGTTGATGACGATAAATTTGTGATAACAGTAGGTTCAAATGCCAATTCTTCTGAAATTGGTGGCGGCACACCCAAGATTACAACAAAAGCCCCAACAACCTCTTGGGAAGAGCAATCATATTCTGTTCTTCGAGGATTTCCGGGGGCAGTTACATTCCATCAAAACCGTTTAGTTTTTGGTGGTACACTATCCCAGCCGGATTCAATTTGGTTTAGCAAAAGTGGGCAGTATTACAACTTTGATGTTGGTATTGGGAAAGATGATGAAGCTATTCATATCACTGCTAGCATTGGTGAGATTAACCAGATTCGTCACTTAGTGTCTAATCGTGATTTGCAGGTTTTTACTGCGACTTCTGAAATGTATATTCCAGCGTTTAGCAGCCAGCCAATTACTCCGACAAACATTATTGTGCGTAGGCAGACCCCATTTGGTTGTGATTTTGTTCGGCCTCAACCGTTAGATGGTGCCACCTTGTTTGTGCAAAAGGGTGGAGCGATTGTAAGAGAGTATGTATTTTCTGATGTAGAGTCAGCTTACATTGCAAATCCAATCTCTCTTATTTCTTCTCACTTGATAAAAACACCAATTGAAATGAACACAATGTATGGAGCTATGAGCCGCTCAGAAAGCTATGTGTTTGTTACAAATTACAATGGAACAGTTTCAGTTTTTAACTCCAACAAAGGTGAAGAACGTGCGGGATGGACGGAGTTCACAACCCAAGGGTTTTTTAATTCTACTGTAACTATTGATGATCGTGTATTTGCTAGCGTGATATATGATCAAGGCGATAATGTTGAAGTGTTTGCTATATGTGAGTTTGATGAAGCCTATAACACTGACATTTCTAGCATCTACAGTGGGACCGCTGGAGTTTTTGATGTATCTGATTATTATGAAGACGGTGCTGTACTCAATGTTGTAGACCGTAATAACTATGTTGGTGAGTTTACTGTTGTTAATGGAGAGATAGACGTATCCGCTATTGATCCTAACTTAACTGAAGCAGAAATAGGTTTAAAGTTTAATGTAACTTTAACAACAAATCCCTTAGATATTTCTACTGGTTCTGGCCCTGTTACTGGTACACCTCGTCGTATAGGAAGCGTGGTTGTTGATCTTCACAACACTCTTTCGGCCACAGTAAATGGTGCAAACCTAGTTCTAAGAAATGTAACTGATGATCTTTCAATGCAAGTAAACTCTTTTACTGGCAAAAAAGATTTCCGTCTAATGGGCTACAGTAGAGACCCACAGATTACAATTACACAATCTGCCCCGCTTGCACTGCAAGTTAACGGCATAGTAGCGGAGTTAACATTCTAATGAGCATAACCCTTGCTTTAACAGCTGTTTCTACCGTTCTTGGAATTGCGGGGTCAAACAGAGCCGCCAATGCTGATGCCCTTCGGGCTCAACAGCAAGCGCGTCAAATGGAGATTGACCGTAAGCTAGCAGAGGCCCAAGCCCTTGAGTCTCAAAATCTACGCATTTATGAGTACAACTTGGCAAGATCATCAAACAATGCTCAGTTTTCTTTTAACTTAGGTGGCGGTGAAAGCTCTAGTCTTGCTGCTTTTGAACAGTACCAAAGGGAAACTATGTCAGCCGATGTGGCTTCTAGCCAAAGACTTGCTGGGATAGAAAGTTCTAGCAGAAGTGTTGCTGCAATGATTGAGCGTCAGCGTGGTTCTAGTGCAAAGTCTGCTGCCAGAATAAACAATCTGTCTCGACTCTTTGAGCTTGGGGCTGATCTTTCTAAAACCTATGTGCCAAAAACCTACACGCCAACAAAAGATTAAGGTGTAACCTATGCCAGTAATACGCGAAACACGGAAAATATTTACTCAGCCCATTGGTGTTCGCAGCTTTGACACTGGTGAACAGAATGTTGGCCGCGCTATATCAAACTTTGCCGACAAAGCTGGGCAAGAGTTTTATGAACGCGCTCAAGTAAACGCTGAAAAGTTTGGAACAGAAGCGGCTCAGTCTATCCAAACAGAAGATTTAAAGGTCTTTGACTCGGCAACTGGTAAGCCAGAAGTGCTGTCTAGCATGGAGGGCATGGGTAGTATTGCTGCTTCTGCATTTGAACAAGTGGTTGAGCGCCGCTTTGTTGACTCTGTTGATAAGGACATTCGACTGAAATCTGCTGAGATTGCTTCAAAGTATGAAGACCCTGTTCAGTATCAGAACATGTTTGAGTCTTATCTTGGCTCTATGGCTAAGGGCGCAGATGATCGCTTTAAGAATGTTATTATGGATTCAGGCTCCTATATCATGGGGTCTACTAAAATTCAGCTTGCCGATGCGGCTAGAGCTAAGAGCAGAGCGGCTGCTGCGCAAAACGTAGCTACAACTAACGATGAATTCTCTGAAGTAATCTATGACACCGCAGCGGCAGGCCAGCTTGAGGCTTCTGTCGTAATGATAGAAGAGCGCATCACAGCCTCTGTGGAGGCCGAGAAGGCAGAGCTTTACAAGCCGGGGTACTCGACAACAGTAAGGTCCACTCTGGGCGCACAGGCTATGTCTGGGGCTCTCCAAGTGGCTATGAAGAATTCTACTCCAGTGCAGCAAGCCGCGATGCGAGCCTATATTGGCAGTCAGGGCTTAATTGGAGCGGATGATATGTCAGAAGCGCAAAGAAAAGCGCTTAAGCCGTTTATAGGATACGTTGATAGGAACAACACTACAGCCATTCTTTCTGAAGCTGGCGTCATATCTTCTAACTTGAACGCAATCACTGCTGCAAAGGCTAGTGAAAAAGCTGCGAAATATAAACAAGCAACATTAGAGTTTGGTCGTAATTATAATGCGACTGAAATTATACCAAGTCGAGCTACCGCTGCAATGAACTCAAGAGAGGCTTGGGATTCTCGTGAGCAATCTTCCGTTATTGGCTCAATCAATGCTGCAAATGACGCCTATCAAAAGAGCTTACGAGAAATTAGTTTTGCACAACAAAACGGTCTTGGCGCTGAAGCGTCAGACGCTTTCAGGCAAGACTCAAGACGCGCTGGTCTTGATGCAGCTATTATTGGGATGGCAAGTGATGGCAACATTGATGCTTTAAAAAAGGCATTAGTTACTCAAGACCCTCAAGACATGACTACATTAACCACATTGCAACAAGCTGCGTTAATTACGCTTCAAGGCTCTATGCTTTATGATCCAGCTGAAGATCGTAATTATGTACGTACGTTATTGAGCGGCACTCAAAATGAAGTTCAAGATAAAATTAATCGAGAGATAAGAAATGCAAACCTCTTTACTCAAGTTTCGAATGAATCGACTAGGTTCCTAAACGGAGTTTACGATTCAGAAGCTGTTGCTAAATCAGAGGCTCTTGCCGCAGCTGCGCTTGCAAATGGTGATATTACCGCAAACGAGTACGATTCCTTATCTGGTGGTCTGCGCTCTGCTGCTGGCAAAGGTATTGCCAACATTGTTTCCGCAAATATGAGCTCGTTTGATATGAACGCTCTTGCAAATTATGTTGGTAGTGGTGGTCAAGAAACTCTTGGCGTAAGCGTTGCTGTAGCAAAGGCCGGTAATCTAATACTTGGAACTGTTCCTGAAGACAAACGAAGCTCTGTAGTTAATCATATTAACTCTGTTAGAGAAAAAATTAGTCGCAAAGAAGCAGAAATTTTAGCAGCTCAAAAAAAGTCTGATAACAGAAAAAGAGTCCAAACAGGCGGCGGTAAAGTAACAGATAAAAAAGATAGAGTATTACAAAATGAGATTCTATCTTCTCAGGGTTTTGTTTTAACCGATCCATCTACATACGCTACTGAAGAAAGACGCGCTGATTTATTTCAAGCCTTGAGGGAAACTCCATCCCAAGAGTTAATTGATGGTCTAAACAATATATCTTTAGGGCTTGAAACTCCCGGTGCCGACGCTCTCCTTGACTTGTTTTCTGTCTTGTCAAATGACCTTACGTCAACTGGTTTATTCGTAAACAGATTTGGCTCAGGAGAGGGCGCTCCTATAAGCGCAAAGGAAACGACTTTTTTACAAGCAGTTATTAAAGTTAAGCAAACAGAAGGCGGCAGCGCTAAAGAAATTGCTATGGCGCTAAAAGACAAAGAAAATGATGAAAAATCTAAACTTAACATAGGATTAGTTTTTGGCGATCAAACTCCAAAACAATACTTAGCTAGCGAGTTTAAAAGCGACATAATTGCAGCGGAACTTGGAGATACGGCTGAGTATCTTGCCCTAATGGGCGGGTCTGAAAAAGATGTAAAGGCAAGATTAGAAGAGATCGTTGATACATATTATCATCAAACGAGAGTTGTTGTTGATCCTAGATTCCCAGTTGGAGAAATTTCGAGGACAATGTATAGCCTTGAAAAAATGTTTCCTAATGAAAAAAGGCGCGATGCCTTTATAGACATAATTGTTTCTGAGTTACCTGATGGATACAGGCTTAGAAACCATGCAACTCGCGCCCCTAGCAGAATTCAAGTTCCAGAAGGCATTGCAATGCAGGGGAATTTAGACCTTGGAATAGAAACTGGTATAACGGCAATGGCGGTAGGCGATCAGCCTAAGCCAAAAGATGTTTATCTTGTACCTAATGAGGCAACAGTTGGCGCGGCATATTATGCTTACTATGTAGATGATAACAATGAGTTGCGTCCTTTAATAACGGACATTGACGGTGAACAAGGCATCCCTATGTGGGATGAAAGCGAGCTAGCTGACTATGACGCTCAAGCATTAATTGATAGAAACGCAGCAATTGAATCTCAATTAGATGTAAGGGAATCAGTATTAGAAGCTGTGCGCAAAAGACCGGGCATGAGAAGTTTTGATGAAATAAAGAATATTACCTTTGGAAGAGGAGGTAATTAAATTATGAAAAACGGTTTGCGCTTTGCCCCAGATATAGAAGTAGGAAGAGAAACAGTTTCAGCTCCGAGTTTTGCGGAGACTGTTGGGGCCTCTTTGGCTTATAAATACAATCCGATGCTAGACTTTATCAAAGAAACTTATACCTTTGGATCAGCACCTTTGCCAGAAGATGGCTACAACGCTAGGGAAAATATACCAGAAGATTTAAAGCCTTATGGCTCTTCTTTGTTGTCTGCTAGCAATCAGCAACATATGGACTTCAAGATAAACAGCCTTAGAGAACGGCTTAAAACTAGAGAAACAAATGCTAAATCTGGTCTTGGGGTTAGTTTTGCGGCTGAAATATTCGATCCAGTAAACTTTATTTCTATTCCACTGCGGTTTACAAGTCTTGGGGCAACGGCTCTTCGATCTGGATTGCAGACAAGTGCTGTTGTAGGGGCTCAAGAAGCCATTCGAGCGCCTATTGATCCGTTGGCAACAACATCAGAAACAGCAATTAATGTTGGGTCTGCTTTTGTTTTAGGTACGGCTTTAGGTGGGGCCCTATCTGTACCCGCAGCTCGTAGAGCAAGTGCAATACAAAGAACAGAAGTTGAGATTGAAAATCTGCGTCAAGCTATTGAGCCGCTTGAAGGTGTAGAAATAGATCCGTCTATTGCAACAAGCGCATTTACTGAATCATGGCTGTTTAAGTCTGTAACAACGCCAATGAAGCGTGTGCTCCAAGATGAAGCTGTTCCCAACTCAGTTAAGCTAACTATGCTTGATATTGCTAATGATGCTGGCATTTTGCTAGCGGCAAACAAGCAAGGCTTTGCAATTAAGAACTCAGTGTTTCAGAATGCGAAGCTACGAGATGGCGAATGGGTACAAGCCTACGATGAAATGGTATCAATCTGGGGCGAGTCTCAAGGCTCTGGTGTAGTTAAGCCATTGGATTACATGTATAAACGCTCTGACTTTGAGGAGTGGTTAACTAGCGTTGACTCAAAAGCAATGCGCGGTCAGAAACCAGCAGATGATTTTGAAGCTAAGGCTATGGATCAGATCAATAACTTCTATAGCAAGTGGGAATCCCGCTTGAGCGAAAGGGGGTTAATTGGCAATAAAGGTTTCTACATTCGTGATATAGATGCACGTCAAAAGAAGATAGATAACATTAACTTTAGCATTGAGCGTTATCGTGGAACGCCTGAGTACACTCGCTTAAAGGGTATTGTTGATAAAAACTCAGATGTAATCAAGCAGCACAAGTCTACGCTTGAAGAGATAGATGCTGCTGGCCCTACATCCCCTGCAAATGAAGAAATATTTCGCCCTAGATATTGGGACAAAGACGCTATTGCAAAAGATCGTTCTGGATTAGAAGAGATTTTGGCGGATTGGTTTCGGCAAAACCCAGATGGTTATGGCAGAAACAATATGGGCAAGTACGTTAAGACAACATTTTCTACTGATGAAAATGCAATTGCAAAACGTGCGTCAGATGCAGTGGACTCTATTCTTGGCTTGCGAGATGTAACCGACTTAGACGTTGCTAGCTTTGGATACGGCAAGTCTAAGCACCTAAAGCATCGTGGAATTGATATACCCAATAAGCTCGTCCTTGATTATATGCACCGCAATCCTGTTTCCATTATGAAAGCATACACTGCGCGTACTGCTGCTAAGTATGAGTTTTCAGTAAAGTTTGATGGTCAAGAAATTGATGATGTAATTGACGATAAGATGTCTGAGATGATTCAGTCTGGTATGACTGTAGATCAGGCTAACGCTGCTGCTAAAGATATACGTCATATGTATGATCGAGTGGCTGGCACTGTTGTTCGTGAGCCAGACACTATGAATCAAAAGGCTGCTGAGGTGTTACGAAGCGCAGCGCAGCTTGGTTATCTTGGCGCTGCCGGTGTATCTACAATTACTGAACCCGCTAAAATTATGATGGAGCATGGTATAGGCAAGACTATGAAGGGCTTGTTTAGCGTTCTATCTGACTCTCAGTTAAAGATGGGGGCTAAAGAAGCAAGGATAGCTGGTGAAGCCCTAGAGATATTAATGGGCTCTTCTCACCTACGTCTTGTAGATGATATGGGTAATAACCCATTGCGTTCTAACTTCATGGACAAGAGCAAGAATGCTTTCTACGCGCTTAACGGTTTGGCGCCTATCACTCGTATCTTTAAAGACTTTGATGGCATGATGCGTAGCCATACTATCATTGACTACTCTGTTCGCTGGACCCAAGGTAAAGCCTCTAAGATGGAGCAAGAGTATCTGCTTCGTTATGGCATTGACCTAGATACAGCGGGTAAGATTGCCAATGCGCCTTGGCAAAAGTCTGAGGCAGGAATGTATATGGCCAACACCGAGGCTTGGACAAATACAATTGAGTTTCCTTCTACTACTGCCGACATTGTAACCGGCCCAACGGAATCTTTCACCAAAAGCGGAAGATATAAGCCAGCATTCTACAGGCAATCTGAGAATAAAGTTTACATAGATGAAGATTATATTCGTGACGTAATGTGGCAGGATCGTGGCTGGGAAAATCCTAGAGTAGAGGGCGTAAACCCAATCAAAGCAGGGGTTATAAACACGCCAGACGATTATGTTACTTTCATTAAGATGCACGAAATCATGCACACTCTGCATTCTTCTAAGTCTCTTGGCTTTGATAAGCGTACTAAAAAAGGTCTAGCCGCTTACGAAAACGCTATAAATGATATGGCCGTAGCTGAGATAGAAAAGCAAGCTAGGGTTACGCCTGAGACTGTTCAATCATTCCGCAACGCTCTTAGCTCCGGTATAGCCAATACGATCTTAATGGGTACACCAGCTGATAAGCCGATTATTACTGATGGTGTAGCTTACATTCCAATTCATGTTGCTAGAAGATTTGGCATGAAAGAAGACAGCAAGTACACAGGTTATGCTAGAGTAGAGAATGGTTTGCTTGGTTTGCCCTTCCAGTTCTATAGCTACGCATTGGCAGCAACAAACAAAACACTCGCAGCTTACGGCCACGGTCAACTAAAGAATCAATTCTTAGGCACAGCAATTGCTATGGGCCTTGGATATACAGTTTTACAATACAAAACCCCTGACTTTGTAGAGATGTCACCACAAGATCAGTTTGCTAGAGCCTTCGATTACTCTGGTATAGCACCTATCTACTCTGATTTGTTCTATACTGCTATGAGTACTAGCCTTGCACTAGGCGGCCCTAACATTACTGGCGGTTTATTGCAGCCTAGATACCCACAAGAGCCCAATGCAACTGATGCTGTTACTGGCTTACTTGGTGCTGGCCCTTCTATTGGTATGGAGTATGCCAATGGTATGGCTAATATGCTGACGGGTAATGTTGGAGAAGGTAGCAAAGAGTTTATCCGTGCATTGCCATTTTCCAATCTTTGGATGTGGAATGATTTTGTTAATAGAATGACTCGAATGTTAGAATCTGAGCTTGATGATGGCCCATCTGGTTTTGGTAGATACTAATTGTGCGTTGATGAAAAGCGGCCAGCTTGCTAGTCGATGAAAAAAGGAATGTCACATGACTATCAATCTCTCTGATAACTCTCCGCGAATATCTTATTCGGTAGCGCAGGGCGTAACTCAGTCTACGTTTACTGTACCGTTTGAGTTCTTTGCAGAAGAGAGCTTGAACGTATATGTAGATAGCGTTTTAAAAACCTTAACTACAGATTACACAACAACAGGTGGTAACGGCTCTACAGGTTCAGTCTTAATATCTGTAACTGGTGCATCAGGTGGATCGACTGTAGTCATTACTAGAGAAATACCTCTTGAGCGAACCGCGGATTTCCCAACCTCTGGCCCCTTTCAAATTAGCGCTCTTAATACAGAATTAGATCGCATCATTGCTATAGCTGCGGATGTTCAGGATAAATCTATTCGATCTATACGCGCAGCAGATTCTGATGCAACAGCGACTTACACCCTCCCCTTACTGAATGAGCGAAAAGGCACAGTTCTTGGCTTCAATGCAACGTCAGGTAATGTAGAGGTCGGCCCTAAGATTGCAGATGTTCAAAGTCTTTCAAACGTAACTGCTGACATCGCTGCGCTTGCAGATATTCAAGATGGTACGATTGCAACTAATGCTATTACAAACGTAAATGCAGCTCGAAATGATATTACAGCAGTAGGCGCGATTTCCTCTGAGGTCAGTACAGTTTCCGGAATTGCGTCAAACGTAACAACGGTATCTAGCATTTCAGCTAATGTTACTACGGTGTCGGGAATATCTTCTAACGTCACAACTGTTGCTAACATTAGCGCAGATGTGACCACTGTAGCTGCTAACGAAACAGACATTGGAACTGTTGCAGGCATTTCAGCAAATTTGGCAACGGTAGCTGGTATTAGCTCTGCTGTTACAAGCGTTGCTGCTGTAGATTCGGATGTCACTGCGGTGGCTGCTGTAGACACGGACGTAACCGCCGTTGCTGCTGTAACGGCAAACGTCACCACTGTTGCAGGTATTGCCGCTAACGTCACAACTGTTGCGGGGGCCTCGGCTAACGTCACAACTGTTGCTGGGTCAATTACCAACGTCAACACAGTCGCAAGCAACATTGCCAACGTGAAACAGTTTTAGCGAAACGTACCGCATTGCAGCTAGTGATCCGGCTACAAGCTTAGACGAGGGCGATCTTGTCTTTAATACTGCCGAAAATAAAATGAAGGTCTATAACGGGTCTGCATGGCAAGACGTTGCCCCGGTTGCGACAAGTCTCACTGTGTCACAGATCAGTGATCTTACAGCCAGCGCGACAGAATTAAACGTATTAGATGGAATCCCAGGCACATTAACAGCGGTTGAGCTTGGTTACGTTGACGGTGTAACGTCTGCAATCCAGACTCAACTTGATACAAAAGTTGGAGCAATTTATACTGGCGATGTGGACATTACTGGCGAGTTAATTGTTGACAGCTACAATGAGACCTACGCAGCGGTAACTTCATCCTCCAACGCCACCACTGTAGACTGTGAGGCTGGCAACTCGTTCAGCCACACACTGACGGAGAACACCACGTTTACGTTTAGCAATCCACCTGCAAGCGGTACGTCCTACACCTTCAGCATTGAGATCATCCAAGATGCCTCTGCTAGTGGCTTCATAGTTACATGGCCTACCTCAGTAGACTGGCCTGCCGCAACTGCTCCTATTCCCACAGCCACTGCTAGTGCGAAGGACATTTTCGTGTTCACTACCCGTGACGGTGGAACTAACTGGTATGGATTCACAGCTGGTCAGGCTCTAGCATAAGGAGCTTACATAATGGCTACTAAAAAGAAAATGCTTATGGCTGCGGCTGGAGGTGCTGGTGGTGGTGAACCCGGCCCTGATGTTACAGATGTATTCTCTACATATCTCTATGAGGGTAACGGCTCTACGCAAACGATTACTAACGGTATTAGCCTTGGTGACGGTGCGGCTGATGGAGTTTATTATCAATCAAGCACTAACAGTGTAACGGGGAACTTTTCACCCCTTTCCACTATTACTGTAACCAACACCGGCGGGACTTCTCTCGATACTAGTTTAGCTAAGTTTAGCACCTGCTATCAGTTTGATGGCAACGCTGACTTTCTTACTCTAAGTCAACCTGTCTTTGATAGTGCTACCCCTTTTTGTTTTGAGACTTGGGTGAGGTTTAACAACGTTGGTTCAACCAGCGATATGGGTATGATTGCCAACCAGTACACAGGTGGCGAAGCTGGGCGCATGTTGTTTGGTAGTCAAAATGACCAAATCGTTGTAAGGATAAATGGTGGCACTGTTTATCTAACAACAGGCTCTTCCAGTGTTTCTACAGGTACTTGGTATCATGTTGCTTGGACTTATGATGGAACAACTCACAGGCTTTACTTAGATGGCACGTTAAAAGACAGCGACACGACTATGCCTTCTATATATACAGGAACCAATACTGAAATAGGTGGCATTGACCCTAATAGACTTAGCAATTATGATTTATTTGGTAGGCTAGAAGATATACGAGTGACACTTGGGAAGGCTCGATACACAGGTTCTTCTTACACTGTCCCAACCGCCAAGTTCCCACAGGACACCTTAGTTGAAGGCCAAGGTGGTCTTGTTTGGTTGAAGGGTCGTAATAATGGAAACTCTCATTACCTGCATGACTCTGATAGAAATATAACAAAATATCTTCAATCCCAAACTACAGCCGGAGAACAAAACACAGGCCCAGTAACTTCGTTTAACTCTGATGGGTTTTCATTAGGGTTTGGGCAAGGTCTTGGTGGTGCAAACTCAAGTGGAGATACTTTTGCCTCTTGGACATTCCGCAAAGCCCCTAAGTTCTTTGATGTGGTGACTTGGACAGGGGATGGTGTTGCTGGAAGACAAATTGGCCATGACCTTGGCTGTGAAGTTGGGATGATTGTGGTGAAGTGCTTAAGCAATGTCACAAACTGGGCGGTTTACCATAGGGGTGTAGATAGCACTGCTCCAGAGGATTACGTGTTACGCTTTAACGATACAACTGCACGTGCGAACACATCTGTTAACTGGAACGACACAGCCCCAACATCTACTAACTTTACAGTTGGTACTAACTCTTGGGTAAACCGTTCTGGCGACACCTACGTAGCCTACCTCTTCGCCCACAACGATGGTGATGGTGAGTTCGGCCCTGATGGTGATGCTGATATTATCAAGTGTGGGAGTTACACTGGTAATGGGTCCGATCAAGAGATTGATCTAGGGTTTGAGCCTCAGTGGATACTAACAAAACCCACAACCTTTGCTCACGATTGGTACATCTGGGATACCATGCGTGGGTTTAAAACCTACAGCGGTACAGACACAAACAACTTAAATTTAAAGCCTAATGAGGCGAACGCAGAAAGCGACTTTGATGGCATAGCCTTAACTTCAACGGGATTTAGCCTTCACGGAGCGTCTAACGCTGCAAATAACAGCGGTCAAACCTACATCTACATGGCAATCCGCCGTGGCCCTCTTGCTCCACCTGAGAGTGCGACTGAGGTGTTTGCCTTGCAGCAAGATAACTTTGATTCAAGTGCGCCTGCTTTTAGATCTGACTTCCCCGTTGACTTTGCTATTGAGCGTAAAGTTACTTCTTCTACACTCAATAACTTTATCGTACCTAGATTAACTGCACCCTTGTACTTAGAAACAGATACCACTGCTGTTGAAAACAGCGATGCTGAATACGCCTTTGATTATAACAATGGATGGAACTCTCAGCCAAACCAAGGGGCTGCTATTATAGCATATATGTGGAAACGTGCGCCTAACTTCTGCGATGTTGTGGCCTACACGGGCAACGGAACAGCAGGACGTACTGTAAGCCATAACCTTGGTGTTGTACCTGAGATGATGTGGGTGAAGAAGCGCAGTGGTGTAGACCCTTGGTGTGTTTATCACACTGGTTTAGATGTTGATGGTGACGGTAGGCCTGAAACAGACTTTATACGTTTTAGTACAAGTGCTGCCTCTGATAGTAATACGCTTTGGAACGATACTGCACCGACTAGCACTGAATTTACTTTAGGCACAAACCAAGACTGTAACCACTCAGGAAACACTTTCATAGCCTACCTCTTCGCAAGCCTACCCGGTATATCGAAGGTGGGAAGCTACACCGGTGATGGTACTAATGGACGGGTTATAGACTGTGGTTTCACAACAGGTGCAAGGTTTATTATTATCAAAGAACTAATAATTCAGGAAGCTGGAACCTTTGGGATAGCGTCCGTGGTATAGTAACTGGGAATGACCCCTACATAGAGCTAAATAGCAATAACGCAGAGGTGACTACAGCAGATTATATAGACCCAGATGCAAGTGGTTTTATAGTTAATAATAACGTTAGAACCAATAGATCAGGTGACACTTACATCTTCTATGCAATCGCATAACTCAACAGCATCACGAAAGGATCACTCGCAGATGGCTGAATATAGACACACAGAAACAGGCGAAGTTAAGACCCAAGGGCAATGGCGGAGCCACTACAGCAACGTATCTATGCCTCGTGTATGGAAGCAAGCAACACTGGATGGCCTAAACCTAGAGGCTGTACTGCGCAGCCCAGCGGCTACAACTACACAGTATCAAAGCTCTGTGCGTGATGGTGTAGTCCAAGACGCAAATGGCAACTGGGTTGAGAACTACGTTGCACGGGATATGTTTGCTGACACAACTGACGAGGATGGCGTAACAACCACCAAGGCAGAGCATGAGGCTGCATATCAAGCTGGTCTTGATGCTAGGTTAGCTAAAAGCAATCGTACTAAACGTGATGGCCTGCTGGCTGATACTGATTACTTTGCATTGACTGATGTGACAATGGACGCTGCTATGACAACGTATCGTCAGGCTTTGCGTGACATTACCACACATGCGGATTGGCCTAATTTGGCTGACTCCGACTGGCCGACTAAACCATAGGAATAAAACATGGACAAACGTACAGTAGCATCCGCGCATGAGCGGATTGATGGCTTAGAGAAAGAAGTGATCGCTATCAAGACTGAGGTAAAGATTCAGTTCAAAGATTTGTTTAGCCGCGTCAAGCGCATGGAAAGTATCATGCTTGCAGCTACAGGATCTATCATTGCACTCTTGGTCGCAGTCTTAACAAAGATGGGTTGATGATCTGTGTTCTCGCCTTTGTCTCTTTCAACCACGCTTGGACGCAGGGCGGGAACCAGCTGTTTCAATACTGTTATTATGATTGCGGCCTTCAAAAGAATGGCTTGTGGTACGATAAGGTTTATCGTGTCAGCTATCTCTTTGTTTGCCCAGCAAGGTTTGTTGAAACATGATTGATCCTATCTCAGCACTTTCAATAGCAGCTTCTGCTGTATCTAGTGCAAAGACTTTACTGGCTGCGGGTAGAGATGCTTCAGGCGCGTTATCCAAATTTGCTGGCGCGGTTAGTGACGTAAATTATGCTGCTGAAAAGGCCAAGAATCCGGGTGTATTTGCATCTCTGACTGGCTCCGCAGAGCAGGCTGCAATTGATGCGTTCTCCGCTCAGAAGCGTTTACAAGCAATGAAGAAAGAAATTGAAACAATAATTATGTACCAGCATGGGCCTCAAGGTTTAGAGGAATATAAAGACACGCTCCGCAAGATCAGAGCGCAGCGCAAGAAGACTGCGTATCGTAAGGCCGAAATCAAAGAGGCCATCGTAATGTGGGTGGTTGGTGGGACAATTGTTTTAGCTGGAATTGCTGGCCTTGGGGCCGTGTTATATTTTATCGGCAAACAGCAGGGCAAATGGTAGATGAAGGACGCAGAGATTATACGGCTGTTCGATCAGAACATTGAGTTAATAATTGAGGGCTTGGCTGCACGATCTGGTCGAGACTTTAAGGAAGTTCTTTTACTTTTGCAGAAAGGTAGGAAGCTACATGGCACACACAGTTTTAGATGATTGGAAAATACTGCCGCGATTGATGATGTTGGCAGTCACTGTGCTGACGTATCAGGCGGTGCATTGGTTTATGGGGCTAGATGATCCCAGCGTGTCTCAATCAGGGCTTGTAAGCGTCTGTATGGGGGCTCTTACAGGGTGCTTTGGTATATGGATGGGCAAGGAATCCAAGACTAGCGTAACATCCACTGGTTCAAGCTCTAAGGTAGAGTATGAGGTGAAGCAAATGATTGGTCAGATAATTGGATCGCTTGGTGGTTTGGCGGCTACTTATCTTGACAGCAAAGCTGTTGTTAAGAAAGCTGAAGCAGAAACTAAAATGAAGATTGCCACTGGTGAGATCAGTTGGGAGCAAGCTGCTATACAGGCAAGCGATGGTTCATGGAAAGATGAGGCTTGGACCCTTGCTTTCATAGCAATAATCCTGTGTTCGTTTGTGCCTCCGCTTCAGCCCTATATGAAGGAGGGCTTCGCTAATATTTCAGCTGCGCCAGAGTGGTTTCAGTGGGCTTGTTTCGCTAGTATCTCGGCTAGCTTTGGTATCCGTACAATGAAGGGGTTTAAGAAATGAGTTACAAGTTAGGTAAGCGTAGTCTTGATAGGCTGATTGGCGTTGATGAACGTATGGTTGCTGTTGTGAAGTATGCAATCAACGTGACTAAGCAAGACTTCTCTGTGATCTGTGGGCTGCGCACGATCGAAGAGCAGAGGGCTCTCGTTGCTAAGGGTGCTAGTCAAACAATGAAGTCTAAGCATATTGATGGATTGGCTGTTGACCTTATGGCCTACATTGATGGAGGCAGATGGGAACTCAATCTCTATGATGAAATTGCTGACGCCATGGCAGAGGGCGCCCGCGCTGTTGATGTTCCTATTATCTGGGGCGCTGCTTGGTCTGTTCCAAACATTGCTCAGTATGGTGAGGGCAATATGGAAGATGCAATGAATAGTTACATTGATTTGCGTAGATCACAGGGTCGGAGGCCATTTATTGATGGACCTCATTTCGAGTTAGTAGTATAAGAATCGAGTGGGTGGTTATCATCATAAACCAAATCAGCTTATCCACGGGGATGGCGGTTGTTTACCTCGGATGACGTTGCTACCAAAAAGCGCCACTTTTAACTATCAACGGCCACCCACACGATTAATTCTTTGAGTAATGATAGACGCTATTGCGTTTGTTCTTTCCAATTTGAACTCGCTCTCTGTTAAGCACTCCGTCTCTATACATAAGGTCTAGCATCTGGCTGGATATACGAAGTGGTAGCTTTGTTTTTCTCGTAATGTCTTCAGCTACTTTTGTTTCGCTACCTTTAAAGCAATCCATTATTATCTGGCGTCGATGGATCGACTGCTCTCGTTGCTTTCTTATTGCTGCATTAGAAGCATTCTCTGGTGTATAGTTTTTTTTAACAGGAAACGGGGGCCGCATCTTTAGATCAATCATCTTCTGCTCGAAAGTCCATATTGCTTCAGCATATAGCAGCTCATATTTCTCTGTTCGAGAGAGATTGCTGCTGTAGATTTCATCTATTCTTTTTGCGCTATCTCTATCAGAGCTTTTATTTCTTCTAGTTCTTGCTTTAGGTTTGGGCGTTGGTTGCTGTCTGCTTTTTTGATCATCATTGATAGCAGGCGCTTCGCTCTTTCGAGGGCTTTGGAGGCTTCTTCTTTCATTGGCTTTCCTTCTAGGGCATACGAATTTTATGCCATATTTATTCGTGAGTTCTTTAATAGTTGAATAAGGTATGTCTAATAAGGTGGATGCTTCTCTTTGCGTTAGCCCCATCTCTGCTGCGTTAATGCACTTGCTAAGTTCTGTTCTTGGCATATTTGTTCCTCAATTAAAAAAGGCCAGCCCGAAGGCTGACCAGTTGATAGGAGAACACCTCCTTTCTAAAACGGTATGTCATCACCTTGCAAGGGATCAGTTGTTGGCTTGCCGCCACCTGACATCTTTTCACTAACTTGGAACGACATATAAGGCTTACCATCCTTCATCTTCTTCCACCCAGCAAGACGTTTTGTGTCACCAAGTGGGCCGCTGTAGTCAGGAGCTGACTCGTTACCTTTCTTATCGTTGTCAAAGAACACGCCAATTTTTTCATACATCTCAATGACAGGCTTGCCGTCTCGCGTCTGGTCTTTAACCAGCATAACTTTCTTGTCGTTGCCCTCGACGTTGAGCTTACCTTGCAAGATCATCTGCTGTGTAGGGAACGGGGTGAACGCTGCGCCCCGGTTTGTATCGTCGTATGTATCTGCCATGCTTCTGGCTCCTTATGTTAATTGGGGAATTAACCCCCTCGGTTTACCACCCGCCTGATGCAGATGGATTCTCTGATGATAGACCTTTGGTCACTTGAACACCGCTAGATTGCTTAGCCGCCATGTTCCCGTCATCATCTTCTGGTGCAAGGCAAGCCATGCCTAGCAAGCCGTAGCGTCTAGCGTACGTTATAGCGCTGCCTAAGCCCTGCATGTCCTGTTTACTCAAGACAAGGTAAACCCTGCTTGAGAACGCCTCTCCTGAGGTGTGAAGTATCTTTGTCTCGACATACATGCCAAGCTCGTCACGGCCACAAGGCTGCATGACAACGAACCCGTTCTCTTGGAACACCTTTGACGTAGCGTCAATCACTGCCTCGAGTGAGGCATAACGGTTCTTGAAGTGTGGGTTGAGGCTGTCTTTCTTTACAGACTCCATTGCTTGCTGCGCTTTGAGCAGCGCCTTGATTGCTGTATCGGTCATGTTGTTCTCCTTGTGATACGAATAGCTCCACGCTTGTCACGCTTTGCGGTTAGATGATCGCAGTAAACTTCACGCTCATTGTCGCCAACCATATCTTTGATTTGTTTTTTGGCTGACTCAAATGCTTTGGCATCTGCTTCTAGAGTAATGTAGGTGTAGGCTGCATCATTGAAGTGGTTGTCTTGGGTGGCGTCACGTTTGACCATGTTGTCCACCGACACCTTGTCAATGCTAAGTTGTATCGGCTGGTCATTACCAACTGGCTCTTCATCGCGAAGCACGTAACCCCAGAAGTCCGACACCACTGCCCACATAGAATTGAAATACTCTTCGTTGCGTCTGACATGAGCTGACTCCCACTTATTATTGCCAAAGATAACAGACATATGAGCGCCTTCAGCTTTTGCTAGGTGAATGTATAGCTGCACTTGCGGCATGTAATACTCAATTACTTTGTCTAAAGTATTGTATGAGTTGGTATGCTTTGCCTCTACGATAGAGTCCTCAATAGAATCCCCTACCATAGCGTCAACCGTGCCCTTAACTGGTACTGATCCAATCTTTTCTTCGAATGTCTTCTGGAAGTCAGTAAGAGTGCAGTCATACTCATTGGCAAACCAAAGCAAATTAAACTCTTCAGTCTGTATGCCCATCTGCACTGCAAGATTGCGAGACAAATCTTCAGGCTCAACTCGACCTGTCTTGATCTGCCATAACTCTAGCCAGTTCCCCTGCATTATCTTTACGCAGTCGGAACCACCTATGAAACCTTTGCGTTCCATGTTGTTCTCCTTTGTTATCAGTTATTAGCCTACTGCTTATGTGCAGCTTAGGCAATACGAAGTGACGTTACGTCATTCGTACTTTCCATACTTTTCGAAGTGCTCTTCTGATAAGTTCTGGAATTTCTTGAGGCGCTTCTTAGTTTCACCTTTGAGGTATGGCTCACCGATAGCTTCACCATTGCGAATACGCTGCGCCATAATCTTGTCGCTGTCTAAGACATAGCCAGACTTCTTGTACTCACGGGCCATAACCGGAGAGCTTGCTGCCTTTGAGACATGTGCGTCCCATACAGAAGGACGTGCTGCATCACTAAGCTTGGTTGTTTTGTATGTCATGTGCGCACCTTTGATGGGCAGTAATACTGCGCTACACGAGCGCCGTTAACTGTTTCAACCATTACCTTTTCAACCTGCATACCTTCATCTCTAATTTCTTTGATTCGTGCCGCTAATCGAAAGCAACCAAATGCTTGGAGCGCATCTATTGGTGTAATGCGATAACCCTTTTTCAGATATGCTTTGATTTCATTTGTCTGTGTATGTGTAACAGTCATGTTGTTCTCCTTAGATTAAGTTTTCTTTTGCATACAATCCAATGAGTGCGGCTTCTGCTCGGCCATCATCTTTGACTCGTTTGAAATAGTGTGCATGGTTAGGGAAGCAGAGCTTCGCTAGTCTTCTACTCTCACCTTTGTCTCTCGTAAGGTCAAAGTATTTCTTCCACTGACGTGGCGTCACATATTCTATGGGTAGCTTTGATGCCACGATCCCCATTTGCAGTTGACCAAAGCCCTGACCAAACCTGAATGTACTGCTAACACCTTGATTAGGCATAGCATTTACAAGCTCAATGGCTGCCAGGGATGGTTGGTTTTCTGTGTTGTTTAAGATTGAAAGTAACTCAGGCAAGTTGATAAGCGTCTTGCCTTTTGGAGATTTAACTACAGGAATATCATGAATGATTAAGCTGTCTAGTTCTGTGTCATATATGCTGACTGCTCCTGTAAATCCGGGGTCGATTCCATAGATGAGCATGTCAATCTCCTTACCAATCGGTTGATGGCTTTACGTTTGCTTGGATGCTGTCTTCCCACGCGCCAGCCTTTAGCTTGACGCTAGGTTTTTTAATTATCTTTTTGTTTGGTTTTGTTTTCGACGTTGGTTCTTGCCATTTGTCGTTAACGTAACAGCTCATGCAAATGAACCAGTGCTTTTCTGTTGAGCGTCCGCTGTGTGTCTTGAGTATAGCAACATAGAAGTGAGTCGCTATTTTGCAGCTTGCACAGATGTGTGCTTTACCTTTCTGTGACCGTGATGTCATAGCTTAAAGCATCCAGCCAGCACATTAACATAAACCCAGAAGGTATTCGTTTGTGTGTTTCCCACTTGTGAATCAATGAGGATGTGCATCCTATTTTATGTGCTAGTTCTTCTTGACTTAACTTTCGCTTTGATCGAGCGTCTATTAACTGGCTTACCATTGGACCGTAGTCTTTCGGTATCTTCAACGGCTTGTTGTATCTGACGAACTTGTTCGATGGCATGGTGTACCTTTAACGCAGTATCATACCGTATCTCAGTCGTGCCTTTGATTGTTCTGTAGTATGTTGAAGTCGGAATCATTGCCCGACTAAACGCTCTAAGCAAGGACACGTTAGCATCCTTAGCTTGTTTATTTAATATTTGAAGATACGATTTCATATTGCACTAATGCAGTATGTTAATCCTCAAAGTCAACATCATCCATTTGTATTTCACCAGAGCCATTACAATTTTCACAAGGTTCTGACTCACAATATGGTTCAGGTGCATCATTGTATGAGGTTCTCATTGGCATACTCTCAACCTCGATGAACCCATCTCCCGTGCATTCTTTACATGCTACTGTTGTTCTTAATACTTTCATTAGTACGGCACCTCATCGTCTATAACTGGTGAAGCATAGTTCTTTTCCCATGCTTCTGTTCCACGTTTGATAAACTTATCGCGATTAAACTTTGGGTTAGTTGCCTCGAGTTCATCCGCAATACTATGAAGGTGGGTGGGCCACGGTACAAGTGGCCCAAGTTTATCAGCTAAAAATTCGTAGTGTTGTCGTGACATGCGCATTATTTTTCTCCTTCTTTCTGCCATTCTTCTTTAAACTCACGCCATAGTTTCATTTGAGCTTTTCTTATTGCCATTAAGTCTGAGACATAAATATCTTCTATGTTGTCCCAAGTATTGAACATATCATTGACAGCATCGTAAAGATTTCTAAATAGCTTTTGTCTATGCTCATTCATTTCGTTCTCCTTAGATTACGTTCTCACCTACCATCGAAGTGAACAGTTGATGATTCATTGCATTGCTGATTGCGATCTCTCGATTGTATCGAGCTACCTCTGGTGACTTGAGGTCATCAGTATGCGTGGCCCAATGAGTCAGGCAATTGTACAATGCCCATTTGTTTCGACCAAGATCTGCTTTCTCACGATCCCAACCAGAGATAAGATTCTCAAGTTGCTTCTCGTTAGTCTTAACCATTTGTTTTTGTTTAGTAACTACCTTGCATATGGTTGAGCGAAAGAACTGCTCGACTTGATCGTTGTTCAATCGTGTCTGCATCCATGACTGCCATTCTTTACTGCGGCTCATGAAGTGTTCAGCGCCACCTATAATCTTAGCTGCGCTGCCATCCACGTTGACTGATGCTGTGTGCTTGAAGCGTGATCGTGCAATAGCATCTGGTGTGGTGCATCCGTTCAAGCAAAATAATCTGAGACCATTGGCTTGCTGAGAGAAGGGCCATGATCCATCGTAGCTATTAAAGAAGCTGACGCGGAACTGTGTGTAGTCACCGACTACTGGCTCTTGCACTAGATCAGGAAAGATTATCTCACCTCTTAGCTTACGGCCATCTTCAGCTACGTTAACGCTGATCTCATAGTCACTGGTAAGATTGCTTGCTTTAACCCCGTCAACGATTGATTCAACCACATCTTCATGTGGTATCATCTTGTATCTACTGCCGTGCAAGCCAAGCGTTTTGCCTGTGTCAGTGCGCACGATACACTTATGATCTGGAATTAATTCACCGTCTTGAGTAAAGACAGGCTGCTCTTCAACTGGAAAGTTGTAGCTGTTGGTTTGAAAGTCTAGCATAACTCGTTCTCCCTTGCATCAAGTATGTCTTCGTAAATAAAGTTGAGTGCTGTCCGGTTCTCACCGAACAGTTTGATTTTTAATTCATTGCCGTTGCCATCAAATAAGCTGATGTCTTTGACAACAAATGTGGCATGGATTGTTTCTTTAACCCTGATGTTATTGACGCGGTGCGCAGCAATTTCCATTCATGTTCTCCTTCAGAAGTTTATTTAAACTTTAACCATTACATTATATGGCGGGACGCTTTTTGTAAGGTGTGGGGGTGGCAAAACCCCCAAGGTTACGCCACGTCACGGCATGAATACTATGCCGAGCGTGACTACGAAAAGAACTACGATGTATAGTCCAAAGATTAGCTTGTCTTCACGATCACCCATTGGGTCTCTCCTTGTTGATAGAGTTGATAGAGTTGAGAGGAGCCTAAGCTCCCCTCAGGGGGTGACTTACGCCACCTGCTCTCTGAGCTTGCTGAAGTTAGCTGGCTTGGCAGCTTTGTTAGGTGCGGGGCGCTTGTTTGGAGTCCAGACCTCACCGCCTGTCAGTGCAGCGAAGACTTCACAGTCTGCGTTGTGACGGACTTGAAGCTCTTCAAGCTCAGGGAGGAGCGTGTTGATCCAGCGTTCTGTCCGCTCCATAGCGTATGTATTCTTCTCATCTACAGCGATGTCGTATTCAGCGAGTGAATCAGCAATCTGTTTCTTCTTGAAGGTGAGGCTGTTGTTGGATGTGTAGCAAGCATCACGTCCTAAGCCGATGAGGAATTTATCGTTGATGATTGGGCCGTCAGCTGATGGCTTATCTGTAGTATGATAGTTGATAACTTCTAGTTTAAGTTGAGCTAATTTAGATACCTTAGTCATTTCTAGTTCTCCTGTTAGTCAAGAGGCCAACCCTCTTGATGCAGACCCAGAGACATGCCCACAAATCCCGGCTTGCCGGGGCATGACGTTCGCAACTGCTTTCTCCAACAGGCGCAGGCTGGACTAGGCAAGGAAGAGCCCACACACACAGAGATATGAGCTACAAATAGAAAGTAGTTGCGAATGTTTTGTGGAGCTTGTCACGCAGGGCAAGGCAAGAGGTTGGGTGAATTGACAAGGAGAACGACGTAATGCGTATCTGAATTAGCGATACTTACACTCGATGTTGGTTATAGTATGTTTAGCATGTCAACAGCTTTTAGAGGTAGTATGATACCTAAATGAGGTAGTGACGCCACGTCACATATTGACATAGCCCGACGAAATAGTGCCTGTTGGGGGGAGAGAGGGAGAGGGGGGCAAGCATGAGGATAAAGGATGGTAAGAACGGATGAGTAATGTTCCGATTACAAGAAAGCTGACTACGAAACAGACAGCGTTAGTTGACACCATTGTAGCAAACGGGTGTACGATAGCTAAGGCAGCAGAGTTAGCTGGATACAGTAGCGGTGAGTCTGGAAGAGTAACTGCAACCAAGACGATGAAGCTACCACATGTGCAACAGTATCTGATGCAGAGGATGAACGAGGAGTTCGGGCTGAGTGCTACCCTAGCCGCTGGGACGGTGAGAAGGCTAGCCATGGGCGCTAAGTCAGAGTACGTTCAGCTAGAAGCGAGCAAGGATTTACTGGACCGAGCTGGGTACAAGCCGATAGACAGGTCACAGGTACAGGTAGCTGGTGACATCAAGGTGCAGATAGATCTTGGCTAGGTAAAAGAGGAGTAGAATTGCTGACACAGGGGGTAGGGGGTTAAAAACTGGCGGTACTATGTTAGCTAGTG